ATTTGACATTCTATTCCTGTGTCTTTTTTTACTTCTAATAGGAGCTGCTTTTCTTGTGTGGATAATTCTTGTTTCAATTTATGAGCGGATTGAATATCGACACGAACGCCTTTAAATCTCATATCAACTAAACATGGAAATAATTCTGTTTCTAAATTAAAAATTTTAGTTAAATTTTCTTTTCTTATTTCTGCAGATAAAACTTTATATAATTTTAAAGTTAGTTCTGCATCTTTTTCAGCATAAGCTCCTACATACATAGCTGGCAGTTTATACATCTCAGCTTTAGGATCTATTCCCCTTTTTTCAGCTTCCTCGGTTAAAGCTTTTTCATCTTTTACTTCTCCAAGATAATCAAAGGAAACGCTGTTTAAAGAATAAAATAACCTGTTTTCATCTATTAAAGAGGCCATAACCATTGTATCCATTATACAACCTTTTACTTCAACACCATAAGCTCTCAGCCAACAAACATCGTACATAGCGTTATGAAAAACTTTGATTGAAGGTAAAGCACAAACTTCTTTAATCCATTCCATAACTCTTTTTTCGTCAAAAAAATTTCCTTGATCATGCCCAAAAGGATAATATCCTGACCATCCGTCCACAGCTACTGCAATTCCTACAATAGCTCCTTCATTAATTACAGAACCAGATCCCCTAGTTTTTAAGTTAGGATCTCTCGTTTCTAAGTCTATAGAAATAACTTTATGTTTTTGTAGATTAGGGAAATATTCAGGACATACCCATTCTCCAGATGCTTGCCACATTGATCCCATTATTTTTTACCTTGATAGTCTCTTTCAATGATCATTTCAATGTAGTGAATTGCTTTTTTCAAATCTTCCTTTCCGTTTTTGTAGGAGTGTCTACAGATGTATTTTATAGCGTTTCCTTCCGCAAATAGCAAATTATTATCGTTAATAAATTTACTTGGTTGAATACGAAAATTTTTATAATGGGATCCGCCAATTTGTTTTTTATATGAGCTCATACGATAGGTTCTCCTATTGTGTAATATTTAGTTGTCAAAGGGGCCATAATATATAGCCTCTGTTTAGCTCGAGTTATTCCAACAAACATTAATCTATGTTGTCCGTCTGGATTATCTTCAGCACTTTTTAAGAAAAGCCTTTGTTCTTCTGTTCCGTAATCTGTATATAAAACAACATTGTTACACTCTCTTCCTTTTGAGCCATGTATAGTGGATAGTTCTACTTTAGTATCACTCATTAAATCATCTCCTTTCTTTAATAATGTTTGCATATAATATTTTGTATCTTCATCAATTTTGAATTGTTCCCAGCTTCCTGATGCTAGCAACCCATGATCTTTTTTTAATTCATTTAAACTTACATATTCTACTTCTTCCAGAGAATCTCCACTGGAAAATCCATGTGCTACAGTTCCATCTTTACACCGTAGAAATTCTTCATACATTTTTTTAGCATCTTTTCCTTCAACCACTTCACCTTTTTGTAAACGAACCCATGTTCGATATGAGTTTAAAACACTCTCGGTTAAAATCTTATTTCCTTTACGATTAAATCTCATTCCAATCCTAAAAAAATGGCCTCCTATGTCATCTAATAATTTGTTAGTCATAGCTAATATCATCCAATTTCCTTCGGTAAAATCTATGTTATCTAGGTGATAGTGCTCAAAAATTTCCCCTTCAGCCTTTCTAGGTTCCCAGGGTTTATCTAGCCGTTTCTCTATTTGAGATAGCACTTCTAAAGCTTTGGCGTGAATTTTTCTTGGAACTCGATGAGACTGAATTTGTTCATCTTTTTCTGCTTTCCATCCTTCGGGTAAGTTTTCTTTTTCTAAATTTATAAATATATTAGGGTCTGCACCTTGAAAAGTGTAGATAGTTTGATCATCATCTCCCGCTATATATGATCTTTTACAATGTTTTTCTATGTAGAAAAACATATCAAATTGTGAGGGACTTAAATCTTGAGCTTCATCTAAAAAAACTGCTTCTATATCCTTAATTTCACTATCTAGATTATTCATCATATCTTTCTTTATAAATAAATCGATCATATCATAAAATTCTATCATCTTCTCTTTCTTTTTATAATTAAGTAAGTCATGGTTTAATTGGTGAGTAAAATCTAATTCTTCTTGTTCTAAAGATAGTTCAAAAGCTGCTTGCTCCAAGTCTATTTTTTTAGCTTTAGCATATTGTATTATTCGCATGTGATTATTTTCGTACTGTGGATTACCTGCAGCATCTAATTTAGTTTCAAAAGACATGTTTCTATAAGCTTCATGTCCGTCTTGATTTTTAAAATTATTCCATTTTCTTTTACCTTGAAGCAATCGTTTTTCAGTATTAATTTTAAGTTCTCTTGTACCTAATGAGTGCATAGTTCTAATATGTAAAAGATCATGTTTTATATGGACGTCTTCAATCGCAGCATTACTATAAGAAATAAAAATTATTTTTTTAGGATCTGTTTTTAAAACATTAATTTCATTTTCTAGGTGATGATTAACGAGTCTAAAGGTTTTTCCAGTTCCAGGAGGACCAGGTATAACTGTTCTTACTCCCATGGTTCTTTTTGTCTTTCATTAATTCTAAGATTAGGTCTATCAAGTTTTATTGTTTTCATAACCATGACTCGATTGTTTTTTCCAGATATTTTTTTAGTTTTTTCTTCTACTCCAAATAATGTTTCCATAAGTCGAATAGTTTTACCTTTGGGGTATGTTCTTTCAGCCCAAGATTTAGTTTTAAGGAGATACTTCCAAAATCTAGCAAATTTAAAATACGTCATTCCTGCTTCATCTGTGTACGCAATTCCTCTTAAAACATCTTCTATGTCTTTCCCTGGTATTTTATTTATATAATCTGCCAATATTTCTCTTAGTTGAACGTCTACTTTAGATGAAGCTGGAGCGGGAATAATTTCTATTTTATTGAATAATTTTATTAATAATTTTCTCCATATATGTTTTGGGACAGGCATCATTGGTTTACCAATTTGATTCATGCAAGCTAAAGAAAATTTTTCAGGGTCGTGCAAGGTTGCATCATCTACTTCAACACTTTCTCCTCCGATAGAGACAAAATAAATAGGGGGATCCGAATCATATTTTCTTATTTCAGACATTTCAGGAATAGGCGCATTGTCCCCTACTCCAAATTCTCTGGTTATACATTTTTTTGCATCGCAAAAACTATGTATGGGCTCGTCTTTACATTTATAATTATATTCTTTACTATCCAAAGATTCATTTAAAGTTTCTATTTCTGTTGCGTCTAGAGGAGGCTTCATAAATTTTTTATTATAGTCATACATAAAACTCTTCCATTCGTTTTTCTCTGGGTATCTTTTCTTAAGATAAACACCAACATTATACATACAATTATTTCTTTGACCGTTTGGAACTCCGTCACTTAGTAAAGTAACTAAACATGGAGGCATGCCTTTGAAATCATCTTCTTTTTCTTTTTCGTTTTTTATTTCTATTTCACTAATTTCTTTTTGAGTTAATGCCATTTTATTATACAAAACAAAAAATTCTGGTAGTTTTAACCCTTCTCCTTTTTCATTAAATGCATATCGTGTACTTTTTTCATTACCATGATAAGGAAGATTAAGAAAACTCCCTGTGTCTCCTCGATCTACTCTAATATAATCTTGTTTAGGAAATATTTCTGCGCTTGCGTAACCTATAACTGAAGCTATTAATTTTAATTTTGCTCTCATAATGATTGCAGGAATAGGTTCTTTAGTAAAAAGAAAACAATGTGCTCCACCTGATTTTGATCTAAACACGATTACAGGTATATTTTTCATTTTTAACTTTTGGATAATTTTTTTATGGTCAAATCCATCATAGACATCAATATCAATACATCCCCATTTGCATTTATTGTCTTTTCTTATAGGAACAATTCCTAGACCAGGGTCTTCTCCCTCTAGATGTTTTTTCCATAAATTTTTAGTTGGAGGTTTTAAAATGGTAAAAGATTCGGTTTTATTTTTACCACGATCATCGAATTGATTGCTTTTTCGGGTTATTCCATAAGCACAATCTAACCCTTCAAATATTTCTATAAATTTCTCTAGCTCTTTCATCATAATTTTTGGTGGGCGGCTTCAGTCTCCCTCAGCCGCCCTGTTTTCCACCGGATGGAAACTTATGAT